GCTGGTTTTAAACAATATAAAATATCCGGTGAAGATGGTTATGGTATTGATGTAGTTACAGGAAATATGGTACACATGATTAATGATGGGATTATTGATCCATTATTAGTTACAAAAAGCGCTCTTCAAAATGCAGCTTCAGTAGCAACAACTATTTTATCAACCGATTGTGTAATTAATAATATTAGAATTGATGAAAGCAGTAGGTAGAAATTTAATAATTAAAAAAATAAAAGAAGGAACTACTAAAACAAAAGGTGGTTTACTTCTTGCAGAAAACCAAAGAGAAGATATTAGGTATGTAGAAGCTAATGTTTTATCAGTTGGAAGTGAAGTTGCTGGAATTAAAGAAAAAGATAACATATATTTTGATCGACATGCTGGTCATAAAATAGAAATAAATAAAAAATCTTTTCATGTTATAAAAGCTCAGGATGTTGTTGTAGTATTATGAAAATAAGTGCAAATGATATTAAGGAATTAAACTTAATAAAACATTATAGAATAATACGTAAATGGGCTTGTAAAAATAATAATTTAAATGACGCTGATTTAGAATTATTAATATATCTTGATTGTATTGATTTATTTACAATAAAAGATTTTAAAATCGGTACTTATACATATAGTTGGGATAATAGAAGATGGAATAAATTAATACAAAACGAATGGATAGTTGTTTGGCGTAATAGAAATAGAACAACTCAAAAATATAACATTTATAAAGTTTCATTTAAAGGCAAACAATTAATAAATCGTATATATAGAATAATGTTAGGTGAAGAAGATTTACCAATTAGCAAAAGAAGAAATAAATTAATAGCTGGAAATACTTATACAGATAAGGTTATGACAAAAGCTATATACAATGTAAATAAAGACAAACATAGATAATTATGATAAGAAATCCAAGAAACCAGGCGATGATGCCAAACTTTGAAATAAACGATATATCAAAGCAAAAAGAATTACAGCAACGAATAGCTCAAGGTATTTCTCAAAATCAATTTACTAATGTTCCTCCAGCACCTAGTAATGAATTTAATACTCTAAATCCTACTTTTGATCCACTATCACAACAAATGGCAATGGGTGTTTTTGGTGATAATCAAATGAGACAAAATGCAGTTGGTGCAACACCTTTATATGAAATTACTGAAGAAGAGTTAAAAAATAGAGAAAAAGCAGCAAAAAAAGAAGCAAAAAAAAATAAAATTAAATTAAGTAAAGATATTGAACCATATGAATTTTCAAGACTTAATAAAAATTCATATTTTTATGATTATGATTATGATCAAGATTATACTCCACCAATGACTGAAAGAGAAATTAGAGAACAAGCTGCAGGAGAAAAAAATTATTTTAAAACTAACTAAATAAATAAATTATGAATCATTCAAAATATGATCCTTCAATGGAAAAGTTGAAGCCAGGAACAAAGGTTGGGGTAGTAGGTGAATCTCATATATGGGACGGACCACTAGATCAACAAGGACGAGCACACGGTGTGGGTGCAAGTAATGGTATTACAGGTATGCAAGTATTAAAAGCCGCTAGCTACTACAAAGGTATGCCAATTACTCAATGTGCAAAAGTATATAAATAATGTTTTCGCCATTATTTAAAGATTTTCCGGAAATAAAACCAGAAAATAGAGGTAAATTTACAGCATGGGCTAAAAAAAATGGCTTTAAGGACGCGTGTTCTGCTGCTACTGCTGTTATGAGAAATAAAGAAAAATATAGTGACGAGGTAGTTAAAATGGCTAACTATGCAAAAAATTTCGGTTGTTCAGCTAAATAATTAATAAATCATGAGTAAAAAAGAAAGATTGCAAAGAAGAGTCAAAAGAATTGACGATAGGTTTATACAAAAAGTTAAAAAAGGAAAAAAAGGTACTGACATGGATATTGCAAACCATGAAGCAAGAATACAGCGTTTAGCAGATAAAGGTGGATTTTCTGCTCCTTTTATGGCAAAATCACCATTAAATCATTGTTCTTCAGATATGATGCATTCTAAAACTTGGAACGAAATGCGTAAGCGTAGTGAATCTCCATTACCATCACATGGTAATAGATTTAGAAAAAAAGCAATGAGACTTTCTGAAAAAACAGAACAAGGTGATTATGATTACGAAAATCCTAAAGTTACTAAACTATTAGATAAAGCTAGAAAAGCAGATGAGTCTCACAATAGAGATCCAAGAGATGAAGTTATGAGAGAAGAAGATATGAGCAGAGAGGCAAATGAAGATATATCTCCTTTAAGTTTAGATATAGGAGATGAAGGAGGTATGTATGATGAGTTTGGATATGGATATGTATCAACCGCTCCACACTTTCAAAGATTACAAGATGATTTAGTTAAAGCCGCTGGTATAGTAGTTAGTAGTATTGAACCTGGTGAAATGCAACAAGCAAGAGCTGATAAAAGAGATAAAAGATCTAAAAGAATGAAAGCTAGAGGAAAAGATACTACAGATTTTGACACAAAAACTAAAGAAATTGAACAAAAAGGCAAAGATATTGCTGCTAAAGCAAAAGAAGCAGATACAACAACTTTAACAAAAAAATGTATAGATAATGGTTACGCGGGTTATGATAGCGTAAGCGGTACTTGCATATAAAACAAAACAAATGGGACATAAAGGACATTGGGGCGAGTATACCGGTAACGCAAAATGGTCAAAAGACCACGCCCATACAAGAGTTACTAGTAAAAATTATGATGACGCAGTAAGAGATGATGCTGCTCATATTGATTATTTAAAGCGAGACGTGCTTTATGATGATCATCATGGTCACAATGATGAAAACATGACTGCTGATGAAAAACATATATCTAGATTAGCAGGAGATATGAAATATGATAAAGAGCATCATAGTCCTGCTCAACATAGAATGAAACGTAAACACTTTCATATAAGAGAAGGAGAAACTACAACTGAATTTAGAAATAGGATCAGTGGAACACCAGATCCAAATCCAAAATGGAAGAAAAAGAAATCAAAAAACAAAAATAAATAAAAAAAAATGGGACACTACAAAAAAGACGGACCTCATATGGAATCCGCAAAACAAGAAAGAAGTAATTTACTTCAAGATAATCCTGTTGCAAAACACGCGTCATGGATGTCAAAACATGCTAGTAACTCTAGAATGTCTCCTATGAATATGGGGCACTCAGATTCACCTGCAGAAAAATATTCAGATACACCAATGGAAAAGTATTCAGATACACCAATGGAAAAAGAACTTGTAGGTAATCAAAAAAACTTACCAGAACATTTAAGAAACGCTATTGAAGCCGCTCCTGAAATGAGATCTCCATTAAATGATAACGGGGATCAAATTAAAGTTTATGAAGATAGAACAAATCCAAAAGGTGAAAGTCAAGTTGATATAATGAATAGAAGAGCAGCTGATGCAGATGCAAAAATTAAGGCTTATAATGAAGGAAGTGGATCAAGAAATGAAGCGGATGAAGCTGTAAATAGATTTAATTTTTCTAAAGATTCTATTATGAATGTAAATAAAAGAATCGATAGAGTATTAAAAGGTGAAAAATTTGAATTTACATCTCCTAATAATTTTAAAGGATCGGCGGATGTTAAACCAAATACACCTCATAGTAAATATGGCGAATCACATGGTTTTATAAAAGCTTATAAAAACAAAGATGGTAAATATGTAGCTGTTGATAAATCAGTGCATGATACTTATCTTGAGGAAAGACAAGCCTCAGGTGAAGCTTTACGCAACGTTGGAAAGAAAAAATAAATAAAAATTAAAACAGAGAGGACTGTATAAACCTCAGCCAAACATAACATAACATAACATAACAAAACAAAACAATTATGGCAAAATTTATGAAAATACCTTTAACAGGTGTAAGTGGTCAACCAGAAATTTTGGTTGAAATGGATTCTATAGTTTCTATTATAGCTGGTAATGTTGCAGGACCTGGAGCAAACCCAACTACAAAAACTAGAATTATTACTAAAAACCCAGCTTCTGGTTATCAAAAATTAGAACTAACTCATGACGCTGCTGCAGTTACTGGTGATGTTGTCGCTGCTCTTAACAAAGCAATGGGAGCTAATCCAGGTGGATTAATTTCAACAGTAGGTCAAATAACTAAAACAGCACAAGTACCTCAGCAACCAAGTGTGAGCGGACAAGAAGGACGTATTGTAATTACAACTCCTTATGTTCCAGTATCATTTACAGCTGCGGTTTGGTCGTAAGTATGAAATCAAGAGGTTTAGGTGACGACATAGAAAAGTTTACTAAAGCTACTGGTATCAAAACAATGGTAGACACAGTTAGCAAGGGGTTAAATATCCCTTGCGGCTGCGCTGCTAGAAAAGGAGCATTAAATAAAATGTTTCCATATAAAAATTAAAGTATGGCTTTTAAACTTAATAACCCACCTTATACAGCAAACAATACTCCAGTATATCGTGTAGATATGGAAGCAGGTGTTATGGGTAAAGCTAATAACAATGGAACTATAATCATAAATAAAAATGTATCACCTTTAGATGAGCAAGAAGTTATTGATCATGAAATGGTACATATTGATCAAATGAAAAGAGGTGACTTAGATTATGATAATGATTATGTTTATTGGAAAGGAAAAAAATATTCAAGAAAGACGATGGACGAAGGAGCAAAAAATCTTCCGTGGGAAGCGGAAGCTTATAATAAGACAAAATGAGTAAAAAGAAATTTAAAGATACAACCGTTGGACAGTTATTATTCGGCGCAGCATCTGTAATAAATCCTACATTAGGAAACGTATTACAAGGTGTAACTTCACCAAAAGAAGCTATCGAAGCTATTACAAAATCAGACGCGCCTGCAGATGATAAAATAAAACTCCAACAAATAATTTACGAACAACAAAATAAAGAAATAGAAGCTATAACATCAAGATGGCAAGCGGATTCAATATCTGATTCGTGGCTTTCAAAAAATGTACGCCCACTAGTTTTAGTATGGTGTATATGTATATTTTCACTAGCTGGAATATTAGACAGTGTTGAAACTATACCGTTTCATATAAATGAATTATGGAACGATACTTTTGAAAAAGTTATGATGGCTGTAGTTCTAGCCTATTTTGGTGGTCGAAGTAGTGAAAAAGTTACAAATATATTCAAAAACAAATAATAAAAAATAAAAATGGGAAGATTTCAAATAGACAATAGCGTAGTCGGTAAAGCATTATCTATAGGCGCAGGAGACGATACTATTGATTCAAGATCTGCTTGGTTATTTGAAAACCAATCAGGAACTTTAGGAACAAATTTAAGTGGTTCACAAATATACACAGGAGCAGGTGGTAATATTAAAGCGATACTATCAGGTGTAACAGGAACTCAAGGAACAGTATTAGTGTTAGACGGTGAAGATCCTTATGGAGCTAATCCAAGTTATAACGGATTTTCTAATGGTAGCGGTTATGTTACAGCTACAGGCCTTGCAACTAGATGTTCAAGTAGTGTTCCAAAGTCGCCTGCAGAGCAACCATCTGGGTTAACGGTGGATATAGTTGTAACATTACCTACTGCTAGTATAACTTCTAATGGAAGTGGTTATTCAAATGGAGCAGCAACTGTAACAGGTGGAACAGGTTCTGGAATTACTTTAACTGTTGCTCAAACAGGAGGTGAAGTTACTGGAATTACTTTTACTGATGGTGGATCAGGTTATACAAATGGTGATGTTCTTACATTAATACAAGGTGGTTCTGGTGATAATGCTACAATTACATTAACAAGCGCACCTAATGGAGCTGTTACAAGTATGTCAATAAATGCTGCTGGATCTAACTATTCTGTAGGTGATATTATTACAGTATTACAATTAGGAAGTAATGGTGATGCTACAAGAGTTATATCTGCGGTTAGAGATTTAGAACCAACAGCGAGCGACGCGGTTATATTTACAAACACACCAGCTGGTACAATTTTACCTGTTTCGGTTGATTACGTATTAGCTACAGGTACTGCTGCAACAAATATGCTAGCATGTAAATAGTTAATATATAGGTGACTATATAAATATATAATAACAATTAAATTAAATTAAATTATGGCAAAAGCAAAGAAAATTACAAAAGAAGAATTAGAAAAAGTTAATGAATTAGCTGGTACTGCTAATAACTTAGCAATGCAATTAGGTTCATTAGATATTCAAAAAAGTGTATTAATTGAACAATTTAAATCAAATAATCTTTTAATAGAAAAACAAAAAGAAGAATTACAGGAGAAGTATGGAGATATTACTATAGATCTAAAAGATGGTTCTATTAAAGAGGTGGAAGAAGTAAAAAAAGATGGCGAGTAATATAAGAAAGATTAGCATTGGATCTGATTATAAAAACGACGCAATGCACTATGCTGTAGGTCAACAAGTTTATGGAGGCCACGAAATTTCTCATATATTATTTGAAGAAAATGATAGTTCTTACAATATTCATATAAAAAAACATAATGAGGTATTACCTTGGAAAAAATTTAATTCTAACATGGCAATATCCGTTGAGTATGATTTAGAGTATTAATGAAAAGTTTGTATGATTTTATTGTAGAACCTTTAGGAGAGAAATATAATAATACAATACAGATAGATAAAAAAAGTATTATTGTTAATACTAAAATAGAAAACTGGAAGTTTGTCAATAGATTAGCTCGAGTTATAGAAACTCCAGCAGCTTTTTCTACACCAATAAAAAAAGGAGCTACTATAGTTATACATCAAAATATTTTTAGAACTTTTTATGATATAAAAGGTGAAAAGAAAAAAAGTAGATCTTATTTTAAAGATAATTATTATTTTTGTGCAATAGATCAAATTTATTTATATAAAAATAGTAACTATTGGCAAACTATAAATGACAGATGTTTTATTCAACCAATAAAATCTAAAGATAATTTAACGGTTGAAAAAGAACAAAGCCTTATAGGTATATTAAAATATAGTAATAGTTCATTAGAAGAGCTAGGAATACACGAGGGAGATATAGTTGGTTATACACCAAATGGAGAATGGGAATTTTTAGTGGAAAATGAAAGATTATATTGTATGAAATCAAATGATATTGTAATTAAGTATGAGCAACAAGGAGACGAAGAAAAATATAATCCAAGCTGGGCGAGTAGCAGTTAAAGAACTAATTAAAGTTGCTAAAGAGCCTATCATAGATTTTGGACCTGATATTTCCGCAGATAGACTTAAAAATGCTGCAGCTACTAAAAAATTAGCTATATTTGATGCTTTTGAAATACTTAATCGTATTGAAGAAGAAAAAAATATGTTAGAAGATAAACCAAAACAAGAAGCTAAAAAAGAAAAAACTTTTAAAGGTTTCGCTGAAGGAAGATCTAAGTAATGTATAAGCAAGATTTATATAAAGTATTACCTGATTATATAAAACCTAAAGTTCTAAAAAGAATGAATAGGTATAAAAAATGGGAATATGGTTACAACGACGAACATGATATAGTAGTTATATCTAAAACAGGCGTAATTGGTGAAATATATGAAATACAAAATCTTAAAATAGCTTTACCTAAAGAAGAAAATACACATAAATTTGAAGAAGATAAATGGACTAAAACACAATATCCTAAAGCTTTAAGTAGAATTAAAACTGTATTTGACTGGAAAGAATATCCTGAAGATTTTAAAGAAAAATGGTTTAATTATATAGATGAAGAATTTAAAAGACGTGAAGAAGGTTTTTGGTTTTATAATAAAAATGTTCCTACTTATATTACTGGCACTCATTATATGTACTTGCAGTGGAGTAAAATTGACGTTGGGGCACCAGACTTTAGAGAAGCCAATAGATTATTCTTCATATTCTGGGAAGCTTGCAAAGCAGATACAAGATGCTACGGAATGTGCTACCTCAAAAACCGTCGTTCTGGATTCTCTTTTATGGCATCCGGAGAAGTTGTAAACTTAGCAACAATATCAAGTGATTCAAGATATGGTATTTTATCTAAAACAGGTCCTGATGCTAAAAAAATGTTTACAGATAAAGTAGTACCAATATCAGTTAATTATCCTTTCTTTTTTAAACCGATTCAAGATGGTATGGATCGACCTAAAACAGAATTAGCTTATAG